GACGCCGCCGCATTTGAGGACTGGTACTTCGATGAGGCGGGGAGGATCGATTGGTTCTTCATGACCCACCCGAGGACTGGGCAGCAGATCACGGCCCGGTTTATCGGCGGGGATATCGGCGAGCTTCGTCCGAGGGGGCGCGGCTTCGATGTGACCAGCCGAACCGTCCAGATCGAATACATGCGCTAACACCAAGCGCCCTTTAGTTCACTCAGCCGCCTACGGGCGGCTTTTTTGTGCCCGGAGTACAGATGACCTTCACCGAGCGCCGTCAACGGGTGACGGACAAGCAAAGCCCGCTGCTGTTCCTCGAAATCAGCACGCCGTCGATGCCAGAAAAGCTGCGCATCGTCAACGACACGCAGAACTGGACATCGCAGGGCGTCGAGTACATCGGGTTTCCGTTCGGGTTCAAGTTGCCGGATGACGTGTCCGGGCAGGCGTCGCGCGCCCAGTTGGTCGTAGACAACGTGGGCCGGTCGCTGACGGAGGACTTGGAGGCCATCGCACCGAACGAGCTGATGATCGCGAAGCTCATGGTCTCGGACCGCGCGAATCCGGACCTGCACGAAAAGACCTACTTCCTGCCGATGATGCGCGCGTCCGTCACGCCGGCTCAGGTGACGGCGCAGCTTGGCGTGGACTTCATGACGCGGCAGCAGGCCGTGAAGTTGCGCTTCAACCCGTTCCTTGCGCCGGGGCTGTTCTGACCGTGCGCCTGTCTGACGTAGAGCGCTTCTGCGGCATCCCCTACGACGAACACGAGATGGACTGCGCCGACTTCGTGGTGCTGGTGCAGCGCGAACTGTTCGGGCGAGAAATCCACTTGCCGAACGGCAGGCCACGTGGCGTGCGCGGGCAGTTGGCTTTGGGCGAGCTTTCCAAAGCCTACGCCACGCGCACCGATACGCCGCAGGACGGCGATCTGGTCGTGATGTTCGACCACGGCCGGGCGGGGCACGTCGGCGTCTATTTCTGGCTCGCGCACGAGGCGTGGGTTCTTCATTCAAACGAGCGGACCGGGTGCAGCGTGCTGCATCTGGCCCGTGAGCTGCCCGACTGGGGCGCACGGATCGAGGGGTTCTACACGTGGGCTTGATGCATGACCCGACCAGTGGCACGCAGATTGTCCTGACTCCGCATCCGATTACGTGCGAAGGCCAGCGCCATTTCGCGGCTGAGTTCGAGCCTGGCGAGAAGCTGGGCGCGTTCCTGCGCCGGACCGTGCCGGACTGGGACAAGGATCACTGGGAAGTCCGCGTTAACGGCGTGGTCGTCCCCGTCGAGGTGATGGAGCGCGTGCGTCCGAAGGCCGGGACGCGGATCGAAGTGCGCGGCGCTGTCGGCCGGCAGGCGCTTTACATCGTCGCAATGATGGCGCTGACGTACTTCACGTTCGGCGGCGGCGCCATCGCCGGCTGGAGCATCGGCACGTCTACCGCGCTGGGCACGGCGGTGGCTCAGGCGGCCGTGTTCATGGCCGGCTCCATCCTGGTCAACAAGGTGCTTGGCCCCAAGGTCGGCAAGGCTGGCGGCGACCGCCAGCAAGATCCGGTCCACAGCCTGACCAGTGCGCGCAACCGGATGCGTCCGTATGAGCCGCCGGGGCTGCTCTTCGGCCGCGTGCGGATCGCGCCCGACGTTCTCTCCAAGCCCTACACGCGCTTCGAGAACGAGCAGCAGTATCTGTCGATGATCCTCACGCCCGGCATCAACGTCGGCCGCGTCGAGGCGCTTTACAACGGCGACGCCTTGCTGTCCTCTTTCGACGGCGTGCAGGTCTGGCACTCCGGTTTTTCCGGGATGCCGGAGCAGCCTATCCCGCTGTACAGCGATGCGGACAGCCTCGCAGGCGGCGACCTGACCAACAACGGGCCGTACATCACCCGCACCACTTCGCCGAACACCCGGATCATTGAGATTGATCTGGAGGGTGTGCTGTACGACGTAGACAAGCACGGCACGATCCACGGCAACAGCGTGCCGGTGCAGATGGAGTACCGGGCGGTCGGCGCAACCGGTTGGCAGCCTCTGTCCACGCAGACCATCGCCAACGGCAACACTCGCGTCATCCGTCGTACGTTCAGCTACAACGTGACGCCGGGCCAGTACGACGTTCGCGTCCGCCTCGGTCAGCCGACTTGGAACGATGGCAGCGGCAAGGACGAGTGCCGGTTCACGTGGACGACGCTGCGCTCCGTTCAGTCCGACACGTCTACCCGAGGTGGTTTGCCGGCCATCGGAATCAAGATGCTGGCGAGCGGGCAGCTTTCCGGCTCGCCCGACGAAATCCGCTGCGTCGCCGTGTCCGAGCCGATTCCCGTGTGGAAGGGGTCGGCCTACGTCACCGAGGAGACGAGCAACCCCGGTGCGCAGATCCTTGCCTATGCGCGGGGGTTCGAGCTGGAAGGCGAGCTGGTCGCGGGCATGGGGCTGCCCGAGGAAATGATCGACGAGGCATCGCTGAAAGCGTTTGCCCTGCACTGCGCGGCCAACGGCTACACCTTCGACTTCCTGCTGGACGCCCCGCGCAGCCACGACGAGATGTTGGAAAGCCTCGCCCGCGCGGGCTTCGGGCAGGTGTCGTGGGCTGGTGGACGCCTGTCGGTCGTGTGGGCGGCGGCAGAACAGCCGCTGTCCGGCACCGTCAACATGGCGACGATCAAGCGCGGATCGTTCCAGGTGGACTACAACCTGGCGAACGCGGCCGATGGTGTTGAGGTGACCTACTTCGACTCGACGGTCTGGGAGGCGCGGACCCTCCGCATCCCGGCTCCGGGCGTCACCACGATGCTCAACCCGGCCCAGCTCCAGCTGGAGGGTGTGACCAGCGAGGAACATGCCGCCCAGATGGGCCGCTGGCACTTGGCCCAGTCGCTCTACCAGCGCAAGGACATCGCCTACAGCACCGATCTGGAGCATCTGTCGTACCGCCGGCTGTCCATGCTGGCCCTGCAACACGATCTGACGCAGTGGGGCTACGGCGGGCGTGTGCGGTCTGCAAGCGTGGCGTCTGGCGTTGTCACGCTGACGCTGGACGAGGAAGTGCCGCCGCCTGCCGGGAACGCCTTCATTGGCCTTCGTATCCCGGGCGAGCGCAGTTGCCGCGTGTTCGGAGTGGCCCCGTTCACCGATCCGACCGACACCATCCAGCTGGTCGGGCCGTGGCCGTCCGATGCAGCGCTGCCGGGCGACTCGGCCGGTAACCCCGCGCACGACACGATCTGGATCTACGACTTCAAGCAGACGCCGGGCCTTCGCGTCCGCGTCGTGTCGGTGGAGCCGGAGTCCGACTTGAAGGGCGCTCGGGTTGCGGTCGTGGCAGAGCCGCCGGAGTTCTGGCACTACGTCGAAACGGGCGAGTACATCCCTGCCGCGCCCAACAGCCTGTTGCGCACTCGGCCCGTCGCCAGCCAGCTGCAGATCACCGAGCAGCAGGTCACGCAGGGCGACACCGTATTCACCGAGCTGTCGGCCACGTTTGAGGTGGACGGCCCGTATGCCCGCGCTTCGGTGTTCATGGCCGAAGAAGATGGCGTACTGGAGGAGGTGGCGCAGACCACTACCCGTAGCGCGTCCTGGCGTATCCCCCGCGCGGGAACGTACACCATCCTCGTGCGCCCGTTCTCGCCGGACGGCAATGCTGGCATTTCGGCGAGCATCGTCTACACCACGCTCGGGGCCGATGCGCCGCCGGTGCTGGTGGACCTGTTCGACGTGGAACAGCGCTCCGGCGGCGTGCGCCTGTACACCTGGGGCTGGCTGGCCGACACGATCCAGTCTGCGGACTTCGCTGGCGTGGAGATCCGTTACGTCGCTGGCACGGTCGCGTCGCCCGACTGGGAGGCCATGACCCCGGTCGGCGAGACGGGCTACTTCACCGCGCCGTTCGAGGCGGTCATGCCGGAGGCCGGGACGTGGACGTTCGCCTGCCGCAGCCGCAACACGGCGGGCCGGTTGTCCACGGGTATGCGCGTCATCACCCGGACCCTGGCCGCGAACCTGGGCCAGGTGATCGGCGGGATCGAGGAATCGCTGGACGAGATCACGCAGCGCCAAGTCGATGAGCAGATGCGGCTGGATCAGGAGATCGCGGACCGTCTGGCTGCCGACCTTGCGACTGCCGCTGCGGCCGGAGCGGACGCGACCGCGAAGGCGAACGCGGCGCTTGCGTCGGCGATGGCGGCGGTGGCTGCGCTCGAGGCGCAACTGGCCGACATCACCGGCGCACCCGAGTGGGACGTTGCGGAAACGTACGAGGTCGACCAGCTGGTCAAGTACGACGGCGCGCTGTACCGCGCCCTGGTGCAGACCACCGGGGACCAGCCCGACATCTCGCCGACAGGGTGGGAGAAAGTGGGCGACTATGCGTCGCTGGGTGAGGCCGTAGCGGCTGCGCTCTCGATGTCCACCGCCAACGCGTCGGAGATCGAGGCTGCAGCAACTCGCATCGATACCATCGTCGCGCGCCTTCCGGCGGGGAGTGGCGCACTCGCCACTCAGGCCATGGTGACTACGCAAGTCGGCGCCATCGCGAGTGAACTGGAGGCCGAGGCGGAGCGCATCGACGCATTGGTCGCCCGCATGCCTGGCGGCACTGGTCTTCTTGCCACGGCGGCCAGTGTCTCGGCCGTGGAGTCGGCCAGCGTTACGCGCGACAACGCGCTGGCGAGCCGGACGACGGTGGTGGAGTCGCGCCTGAGCGAGTCGTTGATGCTCGTCAATGGATCATTTGAGTCAGGGGGCGCGGGCTGGGCCACCTCCGAATCCTCGGCAACCGCAGGCACGGAGGGTATGCCTGCCGGGTACACCGTGATTACCGGAGGTGGGGAAGGCGTTTCCGGTGGGATGAATGCGCTCCAGATCACGGCAGGTGCCACCGGGCGTCTGTTGTGGAACTTCCAACGCGCTCCTGTTTCGCCTGACGAGAAGGTGTTTGTCCGCTTGCGCGGCCGGGTTGCCACCCTCGGCGGGACGCCACCCACCATTGGCACCCGGGTGCGTGTGCTCGTCAGGTTCTACAACGCATCTGGCGGCGATGCCGGCCTCTCGGAAGTCTCGGTAGTTGAGGCCGGCGTTGCCGCGTTGAACTCCTGGCAAGACTACATCGGCAACGCTGTGGCCCCAGCAGGTGCCGTGTCGGCACGAATCGGCCTGCAGTCGCAGAACGCGCAAACCGCCGGCCAGTTCAACATCGATTCGATCGAGATGGAGCGCGAGGGCGCTGTTGGAGGCGCTATCTCGACTGTGGTCAGTGACCATTCGACGCGGATCACCCAGACCGAGCAGGGGCTAGTTACCCAAGGGCAACTGATCCAGAGTGTGCAAACGGAGGTCGCGGGGAAGGCCAGCACCAGTGCGCTTAACGCATTGAGCGGCCAGGTCAGCGCGGTGCAGGGCGGCGTCGAGGCCGTAAGCCAAGCACTCACCACGGTGCGCGCGACCATGGGCGGTGGTGGAAACCTCCTCCCCAACTCGGACTTCGGGTTCGGGCTGGGTGGCTGGACGATCTCTGTTGGCGGCGGAACCCCTGGCGGGACGCCGACGATCTACCCGCACACCACCGCTCCGGCCACGCTCTACATCCCGCAGGAGCGCGGCGGCTTCTTCCTGCGCAACAACGGCGCAGGCGCACCGCTCCCGAGCGGCGTGTACATGGACGCCAACTCGACGGGCAGCAACCTGACCATTTCGGTCGAGGCGGGCAAGCGATACATCGGGAGCATCTACCTCGGCGCGCACCGCTGCGTCGGCCAAATCTTCTTGCAGTGGCTGACTTCGGCGGGCGACCACATCAGCTATACCAACGGCACAGCCACGTCGGCATCCGGGGTCGGCGGGACGCTCGCCAACTTCGGGCGCGTCTTCGCCGTTGGCGTGGCTCCCGCCAACGCCGCCTTCCTGCGCCTGAAGGTTCGCGCCACGGGCAACGGATCGACCGGAGCAGACAGCTACTTGTTCGCCACGTCCCCGATGGTCGAGGAGGCGGTGTCGGCGACGCAGAACGTCCCGTCGCCCTACAGCGTTGGGTCGGCCGGAACCGCGCAGGTAACCCAGCAGGCAATCGCCACCGCCAATAGCGTGGACGGCCGGTTGCGGGCCAAGCACACCGTCGCGTTGGACGTGAATGGGCTGGTGTCGGGCACGGTCAACGAGAACGACGGCACCCGTTCCAGCTTCTCGATCCTCGCCACGGTGTTCCGCGTCATCTCCACGCTCACCGGCATGGGCATGGAGTGGCAGGACGGATACCTGCGCATCTGGAAGGGCGCGGCGCAGCTGATTATCGGGCACACGTTCGGGGCTGGCGACCTGGTGTTCTGGTACGGCCCCAATGTTGGCGCGGCCGCCTGCACGAAAGCGAACGGCACCATCTGGTTCGACACGGCTGGCAGCGCCTACTTCGGTGGCACGCTATCGGCCGGGGTGCTCAAGAATGCCGCCCGCTCGACCGCGATCAGCGCGTCAGCTTTCGTTGAGGTCGGGCCATTCAGCACCAACGGCGGGCAGAAGGTCGTCAACTGGGGGATGTCGTACGTGAACGGCGGTCTCCAGCCGACCAACCCGGGTAGCGGCTCGACCAGCGGAACGCTCGTTCTGGAACGGAGCCTCAACGGCGGCACGTCGTGGACGACGGTGTCGTCGCTGCCGATCACCGGAAACCGAACCTCCACGAACGAAGGCGGAGGCAACTATCGCGTCGACATCGAGGCTTCCGCTTCCGGCACGTTTACCGACAACAACGCCAGCACGTCGAACTTCATGTATCGAGTCAGAATCACCGGTGCTTCCGGGTTCCCCGCGAACATCAGCGGGAACCTGGGCGAGCAGAGCACCTATGTCATCTCCGTCGAACAGTGAGGGCGCCCATGCGAATGATCCTGATTGCCTGCCTGCTGCTGACCGGATGCGGCGGCGAAAAGATCGACCCGGCGCCGCAGGCAGGCGAGCGTCACCAGCTCCGCATCGAATGGCGCGTTGTCGACCGGCCGACCCTGGAGCAGGCCTACCGTGACTCGGGCATGGTCCTGTTGAAGCGGGAGCGTGCGGCTGGCGATCCCAATCCGCAGCGGGACCGCCTGCACGGGTTCGCCGGCCGATTGCCCGATGGCAGCGCCGTGATCTACACCCTGCCGCCCGAGCGCCTGGACGACCAGGCCACCTGCACCCTCGGGCACGAGATCCTGCACATCACGCACGGGGACTACCACC